CACCAATTCGGATGACCTGAAGTTCTTGCAGGACATCGCCGATGGCGAGGAGTTCGTACCGGTGACGGTCACCCTCGCAAACGGCGCGACGTACTCGGGCAGTCAGCAGATCACCGAAGCGCCCGCGCACGACACGCAGAAAGCGACCTGCGAGTTGAAGCTCGCGGGCGAAGACAAGATCGAGCTGCAGTAGACGCAAAAGAAGCGAGGCGCGTCGAGTAATCCGCGCCTCGCTGTTTCATTCACCCGCGCCCAGCTGCGCGGTTTTTGGAGGCAACATGGCTGATGACGTAGTGGCGGCGGAAGTCGCCGAGCAGGAGTTCGCGCGCTTCCTGGATGCGTTCGATCTCACCGAGAAGACGCAGGCAAAGAGTCTCGACGCGGACGATCGGAAGTCCTTCGAGAGCAATAAGGAGACTATCCTGCGGGCGATGCGCCGCGGGACGCTGGTGCTCGACGACAAGAGCCAGCCGGTGTTCACGCCCACGCAGGGCAGCAACACCAGCCCCATCACATTCCGTGAGCCCACCGGTGCAACGGTGAAGGCGATGGATCAGGGGCGCAAGGGGGCAGAGGTAGAGCGCTCCCTGTATCTGATGAGCGCGATGACGGGCCAGGTGCGATCCAGGTTCGAGCAAATGGCACGACGAGACCTTGCTGTGTGCGAGGCTCTCGCCGTGCTTTTTTTTGCTTAGAGGTCCAGACGCCGCTCGTGCGGCTCGGCGCCGATCACTATCACGCGCCGAGCCACGAAACCGGTGCAGCGAGCCACACGCTCCCTGCCGTGTATGCGGAGATGTTGCGTCAGATCTGCCGGGACTACGGCGGCGGGATCCCCGACTTCCGCGAGCTCACCCTGAGCGATATTCGGTTCTTCTACGAAGGCCTGCGCGGCGAGCTGCAGGCCATCACCAAGCCCCGCTAAACCAATGTCCGGAAAGTTCACCCTTGAGGCCATTTTCAAGGCCAGGGATGATCTGTCCGCCGTCGTCGGTCGGGTGCACGGGAACCTGAGCAAACTCACGCGCGCAGCGGCTCCCGGTCTCGAGAAGCTCAACCGGGTGAACGATAGGATCGCGGGCGGGCTTCTGAAGGTGGGCGCGGTTGGGGTTGCCGCGGGCGCGGCGCTTGGCGCAGGCATGTTCGACGCTGTCCAGGCGGGCGCGGACTTCGAGCACACGCTGGTCGGGGCAGCCGCGAAGTTCGATCCGGCGATCCGTCGTGGGTCCGCTGCTTTCGCAGAGCTCAAAAAGGCTGCGTTCGACGTGGGCGGGGCTTCGGAATTCGGTGCCAGCAAAGCAGCGATGGCGCTCGACTCGCTGGCGGCCGCTGGCATGAAGCCGAGGCAGGCGATCTCCCTGCTCCCCGGCGTCATCGACTTCGCGACCGCCTCGAGCACGGATCTGGCCGAGGCTGCTGACATCGCCACCAAGTCACTGGGCGCGTTCAACCTGGTGACCGAGGACGCGGCAAAGCTCACGCAGAACCTCGACCGCGTCAGCGACACGATGGCCATGACGGCCAACATCACGAACGCGAACATGGGGGCGCTGTTCGAGTCGATCAAGGAGGGCGGCCCGATCGCGACCACGGCGGGGCAGTCGGTCGAGACCTTCCTGGCTCTCGCAGGCCAGCTCGCAAACGTCGGCATCGAGGGCAGCAACGCCGGCACAACGCTCAAGAACACCATGCTCACGCTGGCCGCTCCCACCAAGGAGGCGGCGGGCCAATTGGCGGCGCTCGGGATCAAGACACGCGACGCCAAGGGCAACATGCTCGACGCGCTCGTGATCTTGAGTGACCTGGAGAAGAAGACGGCGAAGATGGGGACCGCCAAGAAGGCGCAAACCCTCGAAGCGATCTTCGGCAAGATTCCGCTCGCCGGCGTATCTGGTCTCTTGTCGGGAGGAATCGGCAAAGTCATGGAGCTGCGCACGCAGCTCAACGCGGCAGGGGGGTCCGTAAAGAAGGTCGCGAGCATCATGCGTGACGACGGCAAGGGAGCGATGGACAAGCTGGGTGCGGCCGCCGAGGCAGCGAAGCTCGCGGTCGCGGGTGTCATCGGTGGCCCGGCGGAAGCTTTCATCAAACGGATCACGGCGACGCTGAAGAAGGAAGTGCCCGAGGCAATCGATACCGCGCGCTTTGCGTGGGATCTGTTCTCTCGCGGCGTAAGCCAGGGCTTCGGCGCGGCCAGTGGAATCATGGGCGGGCTGCTCACTCCGATCCGAGCGATTGGCAGCTCACTCGGGACGTGGCCAGCGACCGTCGAGAACATCGGGCGTGCGTTCGGGTTCCTCGTAGTCGTCACCGCAGCGTGGGGCGCCTTCGCTCTAGCGGTGAAGGGCGCACAGGCGGCGCTCGTTGCCTACGAAGTAGCCGTTAAGGCTGTCGAAATTGCGCAATGGTTGGCGAACACGGCAACGGCCGCCTACGCCACAATCACCGAGTCGGCGGCCATCAAGGCGGGTCTGCTCAAGGCCGCGGAGTACGCATCGGCGGCAGCTACATGGGCGCGCAACGCCGCGGTGTCGGTTGGCACCATCGGCATGACTCGCTTCACGGTTGCGACGGTTCTGAGCTCGGCAAAGACGGGGATCGACACCGGGCTCACGTGGCTGCGTCAAGCCGCACAATGGGGCTGGAACGCGGCGACCGGTGTAGGGACTGGAATCGCGTCAGCGTTCACGACCGGCACCGTCCTGAGCTCCGCGAAGACAGCTATCAACACAGGTCTCACGTGGGCTCGGCAGGCGGCCCAGTGGGCAATCAACGCCGCTATGGGCGCGGGCACGCTCGCTAGCACCGCTTGGTCGATTGCCACCGGCAAGGCGACGGCCGCCACGGTCGCCGCCGAAGCTTCTCTGGCCCCTTTCCTGATCACTGTCGCGGCGATCGCGGCGGCAATCGCTGCGATCGTGCTCGCCTATCAGCAATGGGTCGAGCTCAGCAAGCAAGCGGGCGGCGCCGGCGGCGTTTGGGAGGGCGTGAAATCCTTCGCGTCTGGCGATGGCTTCTTCAAGGGCATGGACGCCGACCTGGATCGCAAGGCCCGCGAGGAAGCCGCCAAGCGCGACAGCGGGCAGATGGTCGCCCCTCGCACCGCCGGAGCGGTCAACGAAACCAAGACCACCACCGTCGAGAAGTCCGAGGTGACGCTCAAGCTTCCGCCCGGCATGACAGCCGATGTCAAAAGGCCTCCGGGCAGCAAGGGCGCCGCTCCCCTCAACGTCACGCCCTCCGGTGGTCTCTGATGTCCAGCATCGCAGGCGAAGCCGCCGGCCTGGCCGCCCTCGCAAGCGCGTCCGCCTCGGGCTCATGGCGCGGCCGCCTGCGCGAGGCCGCTTACACTTCGCCCAAGGGCACGCGCATCAAGTTCGAATACATGTCCGTTTCGCGGGAGATCCCGCTGCGCGGCACCGTGTTTGAATTCCCGGGCGTCGATGGCGGCTACGTCCAGCGCAGCGGCTTCGGTCCGCGGCAATACCCGCTGAGCTGCCACTTCACGGGCCCGAAGCACGACCTGGTCGCCACCGCGTTCGAGGCGGCGCTGTGCGAGCCCGGGATCGGCAAGCTCGAGCACCCGATGTACGGCGCGATCCCCAAGGTCGTGCCCTTCGGCAGCATCACGCGCCGGAACGAGCTCGTCAACGGCACCAATTTCACGGTCATCGACGTCACCTTCTGGACGACGACGGGCGCGGTTTATCCGAGCGCAACGACGGACCCGCAGAGCGAGATCTTGGCGTCGCTCGGCGCCTTCAATGTCGTTGCCGCCCAGCAATTCGCGAACAGCACGAACCTGCGCGGTGCGCTGAACAAGGCGAACGCGAAGGCGACGCTTCAGAGCTACCTGCGAAAGACCAGCGCCGCCCTCACGAAGGTGTCGCAGTCGGTCTCGAAGGTGCGCCGGCAGTTCGCTGACTACCAGGCGCAGGTCAACGGCGCGATGGACATCCTGGTGGGGCAGCCGATCCTGCTCGCCCAGCAGATCTCGAACCTGATCCAGGCGCCCGCGCGCGCGCTGACCGGCATCACCTCGCGGCTCGAGGGGTATCACAACCTCGCCGAGAGCATCATTTCCTCCACGCAGGCGGCGCCCGGAAAGACCCTCGCGAGCGGCATCGCGCTTGCCCAGCGCACGGTGC